CATCACCAAGCGCGGTGGCCAGGCAACCGGTGCCGAGTTGGCGGCGATGCTCGGCATTACACTCATCGAGTTTAACCGGGTAGCCCGGACGCTTACTCGCGGCGGCGGCCTGGTGGCAAACATCGTCGCGTCACCTACCTGGATAACCGAGACCGGGATTGTCGATCGGCACTTCACGATGTCGGCCCCGGCGCGATATGTCGTGCAAACGTCACTTACGGCAAAGACCAGGCTATGTACCCGTCGCGCAATATTTCATGCGTCAGAGGGTCGTCGCCAGGAGAATGTCGAGAAAGCGGCACGCCGCAGTCGCCTGATTGCTGCGGGCCTGTACATAAACGAATTCGAGGCGGCTCTATGACGCATTCGCAAGATGACATTGTTGTTTATGGCCTTCGCCTGTCGTTCATCACAGGTAAAAACGGCTGGCTAATGCCATGGGGTGAAGTGGTCAGCAATCCATTAAAGGCGCAGCGGCTCGCTGAGGAATATCGGGAAAGGCAGGAGGCAGCATGACAGCAAAATACTCACTTTTGTATGCCGATCCACCCTGGGCTTACGGCAACACCATCAGTAACGGGGCTGCCGCCGACCACTACTCCACCATGAAGCTCATCGACATCAAGCGCCTGCCTGTGTGGGAGCTTGCCGCCGAAAACGCGGTGCTGGCGATGTGGTACACCGCCACGCATAACCAGGAGGCTATCGAACTGGCTGAAGCGTGGGGCTTTACAGTTCGAACGATGAAAGGCTTTACCTGGGTGAAGCTGAATCAGAACGCCGAACTGCGCATCAACAAGGCGCTGGCCGAGGGTGAAATCACGGACTTTTATGACTTCCTCGATCTACTTAACGCCGAGACGCGCATGAACGGCGGCAACCACACCCGGGCCAATACAGAGGACCTGCTGATTGCCACCCGCGGCACCGGCCTGGAACGCCTGAACGCCGGAATTAAGCAGGTGGTCTACAGCCCGCTCGGCGCACACAGCGAAAAGCCGTGGGAAGTGCGCCACCGACTGGAGCTGCTTTACGGCGATGTGCCGCGCATTGAGCTGTTTAGCCGCAGCGCGGCGCCAGGCTGGCATCACTGGGGAAATCAGTGCGCCACCGCCGCGGTTGAATTGCTACCCGGCTGCGCCATCGACGTTGTGAAAACGGAGGCCGCATGACGCTAGCAGCTTATTACAACGAAATCGACCCGTTCGCTGCGCAGTGGCTACGTAACCTGATCGCCGGCGGGCATATCGCCCCGGGCGAAGTTGATGAAAGGAGTATTGAGGATGTCAAACCTGACGATTTGCGAGGATTTACCCAGTGCCACTTCTTCGCCGGAATTGGCGTCTGGTCTCATTCCCTGCGTCTCGCAGGATGGCCCGACGATAAACCAGTCTGGACCGGCTCATGCCCGTGCCAGCCTTTCAGCGCGGCAGGCAAAGGCGATGGGTTTGCTGACGAGCGGCACCTTTGGCCCCACTTCTTCCACCTCATCAGCGAGCGCAGACCTCAGCATGTCTTTGGCGAACAGGTTGCAGCTGGTAACGCAAATGCATGGTTCGACCTTGTACAAGCTGACCTGGAAGGAATGGGATACGCCTTCGGGCTTGTGCCGTTTGCGGCAGCGGGCATCGGTGCGCCGCACATCAGAGAGCGGGCCTACTGGGTGGCCCACGCCTGTAGCGAATACGAATCCGCAGCCGGAAACGAAACGGGGATTACAGCACGTCTCCGGAGCAGCTCGACTGACAGGCTGGCAAGCACCGGTGGCGAACGACTCAACCGGTTCGACTCATTGCTACAGCGGGAAGAATCAGGACGGGTCACCAAAAGTGTGCTTGAAGTTGCCAGGCACAGCGTTACTGTCGGGATGGGTTACGCCGACCACTCGCGACTGGAAGGACACTTCAGGAATGACGGCCCAGCGAGACGGGAAGGAACGGCTGGATCAGTTACCTCGCCAGGCTTACACAGCAGGCCCCTTGAGGTTAACGGTTTTTGGCGAGATGCGGACTGGCTCTTTTGTCGAGATGGGCAATGGCGTCCAGTTGAACCCAGCACATTCCCGCTGGTTGCAAGGTTTGCCAAAAGCCTGGGACACGGCAAGTCCTCACTACGAGCAATGGCAGGACGCAACCGCACAGGGCGACTTAAGGGTTACGGTAACGCCATAAATGCTCAAGCGGCTTCTGCCTTCATCGGTGCCTATATGGAGACAGCCAATGTTCAGGATAATCCGTCCTAACACCTACTACATCGATACCAACGGCTCTCTCTGCAAAATACTCCGCACCAAATCAGACACAGTCCACTACCAGCGAAACGGTCATAACTGCATAGCCAGCATGATGCGCTTTCAGAATGAATTTGAGTTTGTTGATGGTCCGGAGTTAAAGCAGATATGGGATGACCTTGAGACAGCGGCACATTTGAAGAAGCTGCGCGCCCAGCGTGCGGCTTAAGGAGATGCAATGGAATTCAATAATACTTCTAACCAGATAGCCTGGGATGGTAACGGAATGCCACCGATTGGGACTATCTGTGAAATAGCAGCAAGCACGCCGAATTTAACCATCAAACAACCTGAGGGAGCCATTGTGAAAATATATGCTCACTTCACCGATGACCGTGGAGTTGAGCTCGCTGCTTTCGTTGACTCAAAAGGCAGGGTGGGCGGTGTTTGTATTGGCAAATGCTTCCGCCCGCTACGATCTGAATCTGATAAGAAACGTGAATTGCTAATCGAAACCGTAAACGGCTTGATTGATGGGTTCATGAAATCGTCCGGCGGCAATTATTCCAACCTTGGAGCAGTGGTTGTCGATTATCTCTCATTGCTAAACAAACTCGACTGACGCAACTAATAGCCAGTTATGAGCTGGCTATTGGGTGCGAAAGCCCGTTATCCCCTGATGTTATTGCCCACTTCGGTGGGCTTCTTTTTGCCTGGAGAACCCCATGAGCGAAATGACCTTAATCGTGCCCAATGACTGGGTTACCGAAGACAAGCTCGTTGAGATTACCGGCCTTCGTCCGGGAACCATTGCGCGGGCTCGCAAAAAATGCTGGCTGGTAGGTCGTGAATATCTTCACGTCTCGCCTGATGGTATTCCGAAAGAAAATAGCGAATGCATGTATAACCGCAGGGCCGTCGATCAGTGGGTCGAAAGCCTCAAAAAGAATCAGCCTGGTGCGCGCCAATGAAGATCCGTTTATGCTTAACGGGCTCTTGGACGTCAGGAGGGAAAAATGGCTAAGTCAGCATACCCAACAGGCGTGGAGAACCATGGCGGAACGCTCCGCATATGGTTCATCTATAAAGGCTGCCGGGTGCGTGAAAGTCTCGGCGTGCCGGATACACCCAAAAACAGAAAGATAGCTGGCGAGCTGCGTTCGTCGGTGTGCTATTCGATTAAGACCGGCAACTTCGACTATGCAGTTCGTTTCCCGGACTCACCCAACCTGAAGAAATTCGGCGTGGAGAGTAAGGAAATCACCCTCATCGAGCTAGCGAACAAGTGGCTTGAGCTGAAGCGCATGGAGATCAGCACCAACGCGATGTCTCGCTATGCATCTATAGCGAGAAACATGGTGCCGAGGATCGGAGGGGACAGGCTGGTTTCTGCGGTTACGCAGGAAGACCTGCTGTTTATCAGAAAGGAATTGCTGACCGGTTATCATACCCTGAAGACAGGCCAGAAAACGCCGGTTAAAGGTCGTTCCGTCAGGACTGTCAACAATTACATGAAAATGATGGGCGGCATGTTTAAGTTCGCAGCTGATAGCGGGTATGTAAGTGCCAATCCGTTTACGGGGATTACCATGCTCAAGCGGTCACGTTGTGAACCTGACCCGCTGACGCGCGAAGAGTTCGTCAGGATGATTAACGCCTGCGCTCACCAGCAGCTGAAAAACATGTGGTCGCTGGCCGTATACACCGGCGTGCGCCACGGCGAACTGGTATCGCTGTCATGGGAAGATATCGACCTGAAAGCCGGAACAATGATGATCCGTAGGAACCACACGTTAACGAAGGAGTTCACCCTTCCAAAAACTGAAGCCGGGACGGACCGCATCATTAATCTTATTCAGCCAGCTATCGACGTACTGAAGAGCCAGGCAGAATTAACACGCCTCGGCAAACAGTATCAGGTTGAAGTGAAACTGCGTGAATATGGCCGTACCGATGTGCATCCGTGCACGTTCGTGTTCAACCCGCAGATAGCAACTCGTAATGGCCGTGCCGGGCATCATTACGCAGTAGGGTCGATTAACCAGTCGTGGGAAGCGGCAATGCGACGCGCCGGGATTCGCTATCGCAGAGCATACCAGTCACGTCACACGTATGCATGCTGGTCGTTGGCCGCCGGAGCCAACCCGAACTTCATCGCGAAGCAGATGGGTCACACCGATGCGCAAATGGTTTACCGGGTGTACGGATCCTGGATGGCGGAAAACAACCAGGACCAGGTGCTCATCCTGAACCAGAAATTGAGTGAGTTTGCCCCATCCATGCCCCACGCTGTGGGATCGGATGGTTATTAATTATAAATATCATTAGGTTAGATAACCTAAACTTGCATGCCCATCACTTCCTGGTAGGCCGACACCAGCTTATTCCGCACCTGAATGCCCATCTGCAGCGATACGGAGGATTTTTGCAGGTCGGTCATCACATCATTCAATGCAATCCCCGGCTCGCCTAAGGTAAATTTCTCAGCCTGCGCTTTGGCGCTGTTTTGCGTATCGCTGATGCGATCGAGGGCGGCATTGAGCTGGCCCGCAAAGCTGATAGACGGCTGTTCTTCCACCTGCTGATTGCGCGCGACGCTGGCCGCGGCC